ATGAAAGGTTCGGAACCGGGCTTGAGAGCGGCGAGATCGACTTCGAGCGGGCCCGATTTGAGATCGGGTGCAGACTTGCTCGCATCCGCAGATGCTGCCGAGAGAAAGGCGTTTCTCAGGACCCTGGGGCCGGATGAACTGCGGGCGCTGCCCTACCTGTTCGAGTTCTGGGCGCTGGGCCACCAGTTGCCGCCCGGGGGGGACTGGCGCACCTGGGTGATCATGGGCGGGCGCGGCGCGGGCAAGACCCGCGCCGGGGCCGAATGGGTCAGGTCGATGGCAGAGGGGTCGCGTCCGCGCGACCCCGGCATGGCGCGGCGCATCGCGCTGGTGGGCGAGACCATGGACCAGGCGCGCGAGGTCATGGTCTTTGGCGAAAGCGGTATCCTGGCCTGCACACCGGACGATCGACGGCCGAAATGGATCGCGGGGCGGCAGATGCTTGTCTGGCCCAACGGTGCTACGGCGCGGGTCTTCTCGGCCCATGATCCGGACTCCCTGCGCGGGCCGCAATTCGATGCGGCCTGGGCCGATGAACTGGCCAAGTGGCGCAAGGCGGACGCGGTCTGGCCGATGCTGCAATTCGGGCTGCGGCTTGGGCGCCAGCCACGCGCCTGCGTCACCACCACGCCGCGCCGGGTCAGGGCACTGACCGACCTGCTGGCGCGGCCCTCGACGGTGCAGACCAATGCCCCGACCGAGGCGAACCGCGCCTACCTGGCAGATACCTTCCTTGAGGAGGTCATGGCCGAATATGCCGGCACCCGGCTTGGGCGGCAGGAACTGGACGGGGTGCTTCTGTCGGATGTCGATGGCGCACTCTGGACCACCGACGGGCTGGAGGCCGCGCGGGTCGACGTGGCGCCGGAACTGGACCGTGTTGTCGCCGCCGTCGATCCGCCCGCCGGGCAGGGGCCACAGGCCGATACCTGCGGCATCGTGGTGGTCGGGGCCTGCACGCAGGGTGCCCCGAAGGATTGGCGCGTCTACGTGCTGGAGGATGCCAGTGTGCAGGGGCTGTCGCCCAATGGCTGGGCCGCGGCCGCCCTGCGCGCCATGGCGCGGCACGGGGCCGACCGGCTAGTGGCCGAGGTCAACCAGGGCGGGGCCATGGTGGAGAGCATCGTGCGATCGCTGGACGATACGGTGCCCTACAAGGCGGTCCACGCGGGCCGGTCCAAGGCGGCGCGGGCCGAGCCAGTCGCAGCCCTTTACGAACAGGGCCGCGTGGCGCATCTGCGGGGACTGGGCGATCTGGAGGACCAGATGTGCCAGATGACCGCCCAAGGCTATAGCGGGACGGGGTCGCCTGACCGGGTCGACGCGCTGGTCTGGGCGATCACCGACCTGGTGCTTCTTCCAGCGCGCGCGCATCGCAGCCCGCGCCTGCGTCACCTGTAGATACGCCCCGCCCCGTGCCATGCCGCGCCGCCCTTCGGGGCGGCGTTTTTCGTTTTGCGGCATGGGGTTGGTTCTGTTGCCCCCTCAGCGCACGGGACATTTCCGGCCCGTTCAGGGCTTTGCCCGAGTCTGTGCCTCGTTGGATCGCAAGATGACGGATCGGGCGGATCGAGGAGATTTGGATGTTCGACTTTCTCAAGCGTGGCGAAACCGGGGCAGGATCTGTGCCCGCGACCGGCGCGCCCGAGGTCAAGGCCTCGGCCGCGGGCCGGGTGGCGGCCTGGGGCAGTGCCGGGCGCGTGACCTGGAGCGCGCGCGACAGCGCCACCCTGACCAGGACAGGCTTTGCCGCGAACCCCATCGGATTCCGCACGGTCAGGATGATTGCCGAAGCCGTGGCCGCGCTCCCGCTGGTGTTGCAGGATCACGACCGCCGCTATGACATCCACCCGGTGATCGATCTGGTGCGTCGCCCCAACGGCGCGCAGGGCCGGGCAGACTTGATCGAGGCCTTGATCGGCCAGGTGCTGTTGACCGGAAACGGCTACCTGGAGGCGGTGCCCGGCCCCGAGGGCACGCCGGTGGAACTGCACGTGTTGCGCTCGGACCGGATGGCGCTGGTGCCCGGGGCCGATGGCTGGCCCGTGGCCTATGACTATACCGTGAACGGGCGCAAGCACCGCTTTCAGGTCGGCGATGGCCCCAGCCCGGTCTGTCATATCAAGAGCTTTCACCCGCAGGACGACCATTATGGCCTGTCGCCGATGCAGGCGGCCGCCAATGCGGTGGACGTGCACAATGCGGCAAGCCGCTGGTCCAAGGCCTTGCTGGACAATGCCGCGCGACCCTCGGGGGCGATCGTCTATGCCGGGGTCGACGGGCAGGGGCAGTTGAGTCCGGATCAGTACGATCGCCTGCTGCTGGAGATGGAAAGCCAGCACCAGGGCGCGCGCAACGCGGGCCGGCCAATGCTGCTGGAAGGCGGGCTGGACTGGAAGCCGATGGGGTTCTCGCCCAGCGACATGGAATTCCAGGAGACGAAAGAGGCCGCCGCCCGCGAGATCGCCATAGCCTTCGGTGTGCCCCCCATGCTGTTGGGCATCCCCGGCGATGCCACCTACGCCAACTACCAGGAGGCCAACCGCGCCTTCTACCGCCTGACGGTGCTGCCGCTGGCGGCCCGCGTCACCGGCGCGCTGTCCGACTGGCTGAATGATTTCACCGGCGACGACGTGAGGCTGCGCCCCGACCTGGACCAGGTTCCGGCACTGGCGGCTGAACGCGAGGCGCAATGGGCCCGCATCGGCGGGGCCGACTTCCTGACGGACACGGAGAAGCGCCGCCTGCTGGGCCTGCCGACAGGGGAGGTTGGCGATGGATGACCGGCCCTTCCCGCGCGAGGCCTTCGACTGTGCCCCGGCCATGCGGATCGAGGCGCAGGAGCGCCTGACGGCGTTGCAATTCAGCCAGTTGCACACACAGCTGAGCAAGATCGAGGACATGATGCAGCGGCTGGAACGCCGCCTGTGGCTGACGGTCTTCGGCGTGGTGGGGGTGATCCTGGCGCAGGCGGCACAATCGCTTCTGGCCACGGCCCCGTGAGAGGAGAAAGGCATGAACCTGGAACACAAGTACATGGGTTTCGGCACCGAACTGGTGGTCGATGGCGCCGAGGTGGCGGGCTATGCCTCGCTCTTCGGGGCGCCCGACAAGGGCGGTGACGTGGTCGAGCGCGGGGCCTACACCCGCTCGCTGCACCGGCTGGAAGGCCGCGGGGGGCGCGTCAAGATGCTCTGGCAGCATGACCCGGCACAGCCCATCGGTGTCTGGGACACGGTGCGCGAGGACGACCGGGGCCTCTGGGTCAAGGGCCGCATCCTGCGCGACGTGGCCCGCGGCCGCGAGGCCGCCGCGCTGATCGAGGCGGGGGCGATCGACGGGCTGTCGATCGGCTATCGCACGTTGCGGGCGGCCAAGAATGACAAGGGCGGACGCCTCTTGTCCGAGCTGGAGCTTTGGGAGGTGTCCCTCGTGACATTCCCGATGCTTCCCGATGCGCGGGTCGGGGCCAAGGGGGACGACCCTGACGCCCGGGTCATGCGTGAACTGGCGCAGGTCTTTAACGAGGCCCGTGGCCTGCTGGTCCCGAAATAGGCCCGGCGTTTCAAATACTTATCTGAAGGAATCGCACAGATGAGCAACCCCGAGACGAAGGCTCGGGCCGGCGACGACACGTCTCCGGCCGGGGATCTGAAAACGGCGATGGCCGGGTTCATGTCCGATTTCCGGGCCTTTTCAACCGACATTCACCAGAAGCTTCAGGAACAGGACAAACGCATGAGCAAGCTTGACCGCAAATCCGCCATCGCCGGGGCCCGCCCGGCCCTGGCCACCGCCGCCTCGGAAGAGGCGCCCCACCAGAAGGCCTTTGCCGCCTACCTGCGGTCGGGCGACGATGACGGGCTGCGCGGCCTCGAAATGGAAGGCAAGGCCATGTCCGGTGCCGTGGCGGCCGATGGCGGTTACCTGGTCGATCCGCAGACCTCGAACATGATCCGGTCGACGCTGTCCTCGACCGCCTCGATCCGGGCCATCGCCAATGTCGTTCAGGTCGAGGCAACGTCCTACGACGTGCTGGTCGACCATGCCGAGATGGGCGCGGGCTGGGCCACCGAGACCGATCCGACCAGCGAGAGCGGCACGCCGCAGATCGACCGCATCAGCATTGCGCTGCACGAGCTTTCGGCCCTGCCCAAGGCGAGCCAGCGCCTGCTGGATGACAGCGCCTTCGACATCGAGGCCTGGCTGGCCACGCGCATCGCCGACAAGTTCGCCCGCTCCGAGGCGGCGGCCTTTGTCGATGGCGACGGGGTGGACAAGCCGCAGGGCTTCCTGACCGCGCCGACCGTGGCCAACGGCGGCTGGTCCTGGGGCAACCTCGGCTATGTCGTGACCGGGGCCGACGGCGGCTTCGACGCGGCCAACCCGGCGGATGCGATCATCGACCTGGTCTATGCGCTGGGCGCCGAGTATCGCGCCAGCGGCACCTTCGTGATGAACTCCAAAACCGCCGGGGCGGTGCGCAAGATCAAGGATGCCGACGGCCGTTTCCTGTGGTCGGACGGGCTGACGGCCGGGGAACCCGCGCGGCTGCTGGGCTATCCGGTCCTGGTGGCCGAGGACATGCCCGACATTGCCTCGGGGGCCATGGCCATTGCCTTTGGCGATTTCTCGGCCGGTTACACCGTGGCTGAACGCCCGGACCTTCGGGTGCTGCGCGATCCTTTCAGCGCCAAGCCGCACGTCCTGTTCTACGCCACCAAGCGCGTGGGCGGGGCGGTCAGCGATTTTGCCGCCATCAAGCTGCTGAAGTTCGGCCTGTCCTGAGGCCGTCACCGGACGGGGGGCGGAGATGGTGCCGCCCCCCGGCCCGGGCGCGGGCATGGCGCGGGGCACCCCCGTGTTGTCCAGCTGCTTCCTTCCGTCCGAGCGATGCGGGGGGCCTGCGCCCGGGCACCTTACCCAAGACACGACAAGCCGTTTTCGGAGAAAGCTGATGATGTTGATCGAAGAGACCACGGTGCCGCAAAGCGCCCTGCCGCTGGGTTTGTTCAAGGAGCACCTGCGCCTCGGATCGGGCTTTTCCGATGACGGCTTGCAGGACGGGCTGCTGGAGGGGTTCCTGCGTTCGGCCATGGCCGCGATCGAGGGGCGCACCTCCAAGGTGCTGATCGAGCGGGACTTTGCCCTGACACTGTCGGCCTGGGCTGATCCAGTGCGACAGCCCTTGCCCATCGCCCCGGTCAGCGCCGTGGCCGAGGTGGTGCTGCTGGATCGCATGGGCCAGGAAAACGCGGTGGACGCGGCAGCCTGGACCCTGCGGCCTGACATGCAGCGCCCGGCGCTTCTGGCCGCGGGCACGGCCCTGCCGATGATCCCGCGCGCCGGGTCGGTGCGGCTGCGGTTTCTCGCTGGCTTCGGACCGGACTGGTCGGACCTGCCCAGCGACCTGCAACAGGCGGTGATGCTGCTGGCGGCGCACTACTACGAATACCGGCTTGAAACCCAGTACGATGGCGGCTGCATGCCCTTCGGCGTCAGCGCCCTGATCGAACGCTACCGCAGCCTGCGCCTGGGCCGGGGGGTGGTGTGATGGCCCCTCGTCTGAACAGGCGCCTTGTGCTGGAGAGCCCGCAAAGCCTGGCCGACGGCGCGGGCGGCTTTACCGAAAGCTGGGCCGCGCTTGGCACGCTCTGGGCGCAGGTCGAGTCGCGCAGCGGGCGCGAGACCTCGGGCGCGGCGATGGCGGTGTCGCGGGTGCGCTATCGCGTCACCCTGCGGGCCGCACCGTCTGGCGCCCCGTCGCGCCCGGTCGCCGGTCAGCGGTTTCGTGAGGGCGACCGGGTTCTTCGCATCCTGGCCGTGACCGAGGACGACGCCGACGGCCGTTACCTTGTGGCCGACGCCGAGGAAGAGGTGATCGCATGAGCTATGCCGTCTCCGCCGCCCTGCAGGCGGCCGTCTACCAGGCGCTGGCAGGCAATTCGGAGGTCGCCGCGCTGTCTGGGGGCGACATCTTCGACGCGCCGCCCGCGGGGCCGGAACCGGCGCTTTACGTCACGCTGGGGCCGGAACGGGTGCGCGACGCCTCCGACCAGACCGGCCAGGGCGCGACGCATGATTTCACGGTTTCGGTGATCACCGAGGCCGCGGGCTTTGCCGAGGCCAAGGCGCTGGCCGCGGCGGTTTCGGATACGCTGGTGGACGCGCCGCTGGTGCTGAACCGCGGCCGGTTGGTGGCGCTTCGTTTTGCCAAGGCCCGCGCCCGGCGCCTGCGCCCCGGCGACCAGCGCCGCATCGACCTGACCTTCCGCGCCCGCGTGGACGACAGCTGATTTTCAACTCATCGGAGCAAGACACATGGCAGCCCAGAATGGCAAGGACCTTCTCATCAAGATCGACATGACCGGCGATGGCCAGTTTCATACCGCCGCCGGTCTGCGCGCCACGCGGATCGCCTTCAATTCCGAGAGCGTGGATGTGACTAGCATGGAGAGCACAGGCGGCTGGCGCGAGCTGCTGGGCGGGGCGGGCGTCAAGACCGCCGAGATCAGCGGCTCGGGTGTCTTCCGCGACGCGGCCACGGACGAGCGGGTGCGCCAGATCTTCTTTGACGGCGAGACGCCGGAATTCCAGGTCATCATTCCCGATTTCGGCACCGTGCAGGGCCGGTTCCAGGTGGGATCTATCGAATATGCCGGCAGTCACGACGGCGAGGCAACCTACGAGATGGCGCTGGCCTCGGCCGGCCCGGTCGATTTCACGGCGCTGCCGTGATGGTCAACCCGCAGGCAGGCGAGGTGGCGCTGGTGATCGACGGGCAGGCACACCTCTGCAAGCTGACCCTCGGGGCGTTGGCCGAACTGGAGCATTCCCTCGGCGGCGAGAGCCTGCCCGACCTGGTGCGCCGCTTCGACGAAGGCCGCTATTCCAGCCGGGACGTGCTGGCGTTGATCGTGGCCGGGCTGCGTGGTGGCGGTTGGCAAGGCGGCCCGCGCGACCTGGTCAGCGCCGAGATCGAGGGCGGACTGGTGCGGGCCGCGCAGGTCGCGGCCGAGCTTCTGGCACGTGCCTTTGCGGTGCCGGAGTAACCGCATGGACTGGGCCGCCCTTTTACGCGGGGGACTGGGGCACCTTGGACTGCGCCCGGCCGAGTTCTGGGCCCTTACCCCGGCCGAGCTGTGGTTGATGCTGGGCGTGGACACCGCCGCCGCGCCCATGGCGCGCCAACGCCTTGAGGAACTGAGCCGGGCCTTCCCGGATGAAGGAGCGAGAGATGGACGAGATTGACGGGTTCGAAGCGCTTGAAGACGAGGCGCGCGCGCTGGAACAGACACTGGGCACGGTGACGACGCTGACCGATGCCTTCGAGGGGCAGTTGCGGGCAACCCAATCGACCCTGACCGAAACGACCCGCGACCTGGGCAAGCTGGAGCGCGGCTTTTCCGGCGGGTTGCGCCGTGCCTTCGACGGGCTGGTCTTCGACGGCATGAAACTGTCGGATGCGCTGTCGACCGTGGCCGAGGCCATGTCGAAAACCGTCTACAACAACGCGATGCGGCCGGTGACCGATCATTTCGGCGGGATGTTGGCCGATGGTGTCAATTCGCTGGTCTCGGGGATGATGCCCTTTGCCAAGGGCGGGGCGCTGTCAAACGGGCGGGTGCTGCCCTTTGCCCGCGGTGGCGTGGTTGATCGGGCCACCACCTTTCCCATGCGCGGGGGCACCGGGCTGATGGGCGAGGCGGGGCCCGAGGCCATCATGCCGCTGGCCCGTGGCAGCGACGGGCGTTTGGGCGTGCGCGGCCAGGGGGGTGGCCCGGTGAACGTCACCATGAACATCACGACCCCGGACGTGGCCGGATTCCAGCGCAGCCAGGGCCAGATCGCCGCGCGGATGTCGCGGCTGGTGGCGCGCGGCCAACGCAACCGCTGAGGAGTCGAGAAATGAACTTTCACGAGATCAGGTTTCCCGCCTCGCTGAGCTTCGGCTCGATCGGCGGGCCGGAACGGCGCACCGAGGTGGTCACGCTGGCCAACGGCTTCGAGGAGCGCAACACGCCGTGGGCGCATTCGCGCCGCCGCTATGATGCGGGGATGGGGCTGCGCTCGCTCGATGACGTGGCCGCGTTGGTGGACTTCTTCGAGGCACGCCGGGGGCAGCTCTATGGATTCCGCTGGAAGGACTGGGGCGACTTCAAGTCGTCGCCGCCCTCGCAGGGGGTCGTCGACGGCGATCAACTTCTTGGCATGGGTGACGAGAGTCGCAAGGATTTTCAGCTCGTTAAAACATATCGTTCAGGTGAGCACAGCTATTTCCGCCCGATTGCCAAGCCGGTGGCGGGCCGCGTGCATGTCCAGGTCAGCGGCGACCCGGTGCAGCAGGGCGTGGACTACGAGATCGACGTGACCACGGGCGTCATCACCTTTGGCCATCCACCGGATCTTCAGGCCGAGGTCACGGCGGGGTTCGAGTTCGACGTCCCGGTGCGTTTCGACATCGACCAGATCCGCACCAGCGTCGCGAATTTCCAGGCCGGCGAGGTGCCGGAGGTGCCGGTTGTCGAGGTGCGGGTATGACCGGTCTGACGGATCACCTGGAAACGGGCCTGACGACGCTATGTCGCTGCTGGGCCATCACGCGGGTCGACGGCGTGACCCATGGCTTTACCGATCACGACCTGAGCATTGCGTTTGAGGGTATTGATTTCAAGGCGCAATCTGGATTGACCGCGCGGGCGGTCATGGCGGGTACGGGTCTGTCGGTGGACAATACCGAGGCCATGGGCGCCCTCAGCGATGCCGCCATCACAGAGACCGACATCGAGGCCGGTCGCTATGACGGGGCCGAGTTGCGGCTCTGGCAGGTGAACTGGGCGGACCCGACCCAGCGCGTCCTGCGGTTTCGCGGGCATCTTGGCGAGGTTCGCCGCCAGGCCGGGGCCTTTCATGCCGAGTTGCGCGGCCTGACCGAGGCCCTCAACCAGCCGCAGGGGCGTGTCTACCAGGCGCCGTGCAGCGCCGTGCTGGGGGACGCGCGCTGCCGGGTGGACCTGTCTGACCCGGCCTATTCCGCGCACGCCGAAGTTGCGGGCGTTGAAGGGGCCCGGGTGCTGTGGTTCAACGGGCTGGACGCCTATGAACCTGGCTGGTTCACCCGCGGCACGCTGGAGGTTCTGACCGGCCCCGCGGCGGGCCTGTGTCAGCACATAAAACACGACACCTTTGCCGAGGATGGCTCGCGCACGGTGGCCCTTTGGGCGCCACTGGGGGCGGCGCCGGGGCCTGGCGACCGGGTGCGCGTCGTGGCCGGCTGTGACAAACGCAGAAAGACATGCCGCCTCAAATTCAGCAATTTCATAAATTTCCAGGGCTTTCCTCATATTCCGGGTGAAGACTGGCTCATGCGGGTGCCCCGCCAAGGCGAGAGCAACGGCGGCGGAAGCCTGACTCCTGTACACTCGGGTCTGCCATCATGACTGCGCTGGTCGAGATCGCGCGGGGCTGGATCGGCACGCCCTATCACCACCAGGCCTGCCTGCGCGGCGTGGGTTGCGACTGTCTTGGCCTGGTCCGGGGGGTCTGGGCCGAGCACAGCGGCACTCCGCCGCTGCCGGTGCCGGCCTATACCTGGGATTGGTCCGAACCGCAGGGGCGGGAACTCCTCGCCGCCGGGCTGGAGGTCCATTTGATCCGCAAGCCCCCTGCGATGGTGCGGCCGGGTGATGTGCTTCTGTTCCGCATGCGGCGTGGCGCGGTTGCCAAGCACCTTGGTCTGATGGTCGCCGATGGCGCGCGGCCGCGCTTCGTGCATGCCTACCGGGGACACGGGGTGATCGACTCCGATCTTTCGGCCCCATGGCGCAGGCGGCTGGTGGCCGCCTTCGCCTTTCCCCCTCTCACTGAAAAGGAGTAGTCCATGGCCACGATTGTACTTTCTGCCGCCGGGATGGCGGCTGGCGGGGCCATCGGTGGCTCGGTCCTTGGGCTGAGCTCCGCGGTGATCGGGCGCGCTGTCGGCGCCACGGTGGGACGGATGATCGACCAGCGCCTGCTGGGGGCAGGCAGCGAGCCGGTCGAGGTGGGCCGCCTGGATCGCCTGCGCCTGACAGGGGCCAGCGAGGGCACGGCCGTGCCCCAGCTGCACGGACGGATGCGCATCCCCGGCCAGGTGATCTGGGCCACCGAGTTCCGGGAGCACCGCGAACGTTCAGGCGGTGGCAAGGGCGGGGCGCCGCAACCCGCGACGACAGAATACAGCTACTCCATCAGCCTGGCCGTCGCGCTCTGCGAGGGCGAGGTGGCGCGCGTGGGCCGGGTCTGGGCCGACGGGCGCGAGGTCGCCCCCGAGCACCTGAACATGCGGCTGCACCGCGGCACGCCGGACCAGCTGCCCGACCCGAAGATCGAGGCGGTCGAGGGTGCGGGGATGGCCCCGGCCTATCGCGGCACGGCCTACGTGGTGATGGAGGACCTTCCGCTGGGCCAGTTCGGCAACCGGGTGCCGCAATTCAACTTCGAGGTCATGCGCCCGGATCAGGCCAGCGGCCCCGGGACGGGCATCGACAAGACAATCCGCGCGGTCTCGATGATCCCCGGCACGGGGGAATATGCCCTGGCGACCACACCGGTCTATCTCGATCACGGCTTCGGGAACCGGGCGGCGGCCAACCTCAACGCAGCCTCGGGTCGGACGGATTTCGTCACTTCGCTGGATGCTTTGAAGGACGAACTGCCCGGCTGCGGCTCGGCCGCGCTCGTGGTGTCGTGGTTCGGGAGCGACCTGCGCTGTGCCACCTGTGACCTGCGCCCCAAGGTGGACCAGAAAGAGGCCGACAGCGCCGGGATGCCCTGGCGGGTCTCGGGTCTGACGCGCGCCCAGGCGCACCAGGTCGCCGCTCAGAACGGGGCCAAGCTTTACGGTGGCACGCCTGCCGATGCCTCGGTCATCGAGGCGATCGGCGCGCTGCGCGAGCGGGGCCTGTCGCCGGTTTTCTATCCGTTCATCCTGATGGACCAGGTCGCGGGCAACATACTGACCGACCCCTGGACCGGTGCCGAGGGCCAGCCGCACCTGCCCTGGCGCGGGCGCATCACGGCGAGCCTGGCCGCCGGGGTCGAGGGCAGCCCGGACGGCACGGCGCAGGCCGAGGCAGAAGTTGCGGCATTTCTGGGCCAAGCGCAGCCGGGGGATTTCACGGCGCATGATGGGACAGTCGTGTATGCGGGCCCCGAGGAATGGTCCTATCGTCGCTTCATCCTGCATTACGCGTATCTTTGCGCGGCGGCGGGGGGCGTGGATGCCTTCCTCCTGGGTTCGGAGTTACGTGGGCTGACACAGATCCGCGGCGCCGGTGGCTTTCCCTTCGTGGCGGGCCTGGTGACGCTGCTGGAAGAGGTGCGCGCGATCCTCGGTCCCGACTGCAAGATCAGCTATGCAGCGGACTGGAGCGAGTATCACGGCTACCAGCCGCCGGGCACGGCGGACAAGCATTTCCATCTCGATGAGGTCTGGGCGCATCCCGAGTGCGATTTCGTGGGCATCGACAACTACTTGCCGCTGAGCGACTGGCGCGAGGGCGACGACCACGCCGATGCCCACTGGGGCAGCATCTACAACCCCGACTACCTGCGCGCCGGGATCGAGGGCGGCGAACACTACGACTGGTATTACCACTCGCCCGAGGCCGAGGCGGCACAGATTCGCACGCCCATCACCGACGGCGCGGGCGAACCCTGGCTCTGGCGGGCCAAGGACATCCGTGGCTGGTGGCAGAATGCCCATTACAACCGCATCGGCGGCACGCGCCAGGCCACGCCCACCGCCTGGCAGCCCGAGGGCAAGCCGATCTGGTTCACCGAAATCGGCTGCCCGGCCGTGGACAAGGGCACCAACCAGCCCAACAAGTTCGTCGATCCCAAGTCCTCGGAAAGCGGGCTGCCGCGGGCCTCGACCGGGGTGCGCGACGACTTCATTCAACGTCAGTATCTCACGGTTCTTCAGGATCACTACGGATCGCAGGCGGGCAACCCCGTCTCGTCCGTGACCGGCCAGCCCATGGTCGACACCGGCCACATCCATGTCTGGGCCTGGGATGCGCGGCCCTATCCGGCCTTTCCGGGGCGGGCCGACCTGTGGTCGGATTCCGTGAACTACACGCTGGGGCATTGGATCAACGGGCGGGTCACGGCGCGGTCTCTTGCCGCGGTGGTGGCCGAGATCTGCACCCGCGCGGGGATCGCGCATTTCGATGTCGGCCGGCTTTTTGGCGTGGTGCGCGGCTACAGCCTGCCGGATGTGGAGACCGGCCGTGCGGCGTTGCAACCGCTGATGCTGGCCTATGGCTTCGACGCGATCGAGCGGGACGGCCGGCTGGTCTTCCGGCACCGCACGGGCCGGGCCGATGCGGAAGTTGCGGGCGGTGAATTCGCCGTCTCGCCAGACGATCCCGGCGCGATCGAACTGACCCGTGCCCAGGCGCCCGAGGTCGTGGGCCGCTTGCAACTGTCCCATGTCGAGGCCGACGGTGACTACGAGGTGCGCGCCACCGAGGCGATATACCCGGGCGATACCACGCCGACCACCGCGCGTTCGGAACTGTCATTGGCGCTGACCCGCGGCGAGGGTCTGCGCATCGCCGAACGCTGGCTGGCCGAGGCGCGGCTGGCGCGCGACACGGCGCGCTTTGCCCTGCCGCCCTCGCGTGCAGGTCTCGGCCCCGGCGACGTGCTGCGCCTGCCCGCGGGGCAGGGCGGCGGGCTTTACCGCGTGGACCTGTCGGAACAGACCGACCGGCAGGTGCTCGAGGCGGTGCGCGTGGATCCCTCGGTCCATGACCGTCACCCGGTGCCGGGCAGCGCGCCGGTGCTGAAACCCCATGTCGCTCCGATCCCGGTGGAACTGATGCTCATGGACCTGCCGCTGATGCGCGGTGACGAGGATGAACTCGCGCCCCATGCCGCCGTCAGCGGCCTGCCCTGGCCCGGCAGCGTGGCGCTGCATGCCTCGGACCAGGACGCAGGGTATGCGCTGGAACGGGTCTTGCACCACCCGGCGGTCATCGGCGTGACGCAAACACCCATGGCGGCGGCGCAGCCCGGCACCTGGGACCGGGGCGCAGCGCTTCGGGTGCGGCTGATCCGCGGAGCGCTGGAAAGCCTCGCCGAGGCCCAGGTGCTGGGCGGCGGCAACCTGGCCGCCATTGGCGATGGCACCGCGGACACCTGGGAGCTTTTCCAGTTCGCCGAGGCCACGCTGGTGGGCGACAGGACATACGACCTGCGCCTGCGGCTGCGCGGCCAGGCGGGCAGCGACGGGCTGATGCCTGAAACCTGGCCTGTCGGTTCG